GATAGCGCTGCGGGGTTACTCAGCATCGACAGGAAGTCATTCTGCTTGGAGTAGTCGCCAGCTTCACGCCGCATCTTTGCAAGCTCTTCGCCTGTCTTGGCGTTGCCCAACTGCTTGCCTTGGAAGTCAAGCTGCTGTTTCGCCATCTCGAAACGGTTCATCGGGCCTTGCATGCCTTGTTGGTAGCCCTGAACGCCGCCGAGCAAACCAGCGCCTAGCGCGGCCTGATTGCCTTTGTGTGAGTTCGCAACCATGCCCATGCCCATTTGCATAAGCATCTGTTTAAGCGCCTGGCGTTTGTCCTCTTCGGTAACTTCCATTGAAGGCATGCCGAGCAAACCGCCCATACTGTAATCAGCCATTGCCGCCACCTCCACCGCCGCCAAGTAAGCCCATGAATTTCTGTTGCAAAGGTGGTGGAGCCGTGCCGTATTTGCTCATGTAGGAGAAATTAGGCATCCACGGCTGACCCTGAACAGTGCTCAATGCGTACTGCTCAAATTGGTTGCGGTAAGGCAACGTAACGCCCGCCTCTTGATAGTTAGCGAATTGGCGCGGCTGGTACAGCGCGCCAGATTGCAGCGCCTTCGCTCGCTTCTCTTCGGGCGATACAGGCGTGCCGTTGCCGGGGTCTGGTGCCGGATTGGTCGTTAAAGGTGGAAGGCCAGAACCTTGAGTACGCGCAACAGCGCCGCCCGGTGTTGCCGGGTATTGGTAGTTTTCAACGCCACGGGGAGCCTGTGCGTGTAGGTACGAGCCGCCAAAGTTGCTGTATTGGCCTGCTTTCCATGGTGCGCCGGATAGCTGCTGTGGAGCACTACCGAGCAAACCGCCGCCAGGAGGAGGCTGAACCGCTGCGCCCGGTTTCGGCATGGCTTGAGGAAGTCCGTTGTACGTCCCGCGCGGCTGATACGTCATTGAAGCGGGTTGCAGCACGGTGCCGTTAAGTACGGGCGCTGGTGGTGCGCTGCGACCGTCGCCGGGGTTGCCGGGTGGATTAGACGGCGGGTTAGATGTTGGATTGTTCTGTAGGTAATCGTTACCGTCACCTACTGGATTTTGGTTGTTCGGCATTCCCCAATTGTCGTTAGGGTCGCGCGGTCGCAACGGCCGGTAGTCCGGCGGCGCTCCAAACAAATAAGCCGCTATCCCTGTGCCATACATTTGCTGCCCAGCCAAAAGCCGATTAGGGTCTGTAGGTTTTTCGCTTTGATACGGCCACCAGTTCGGGTCGCCGACTGTGCCTGCATATTTCGGGTCTGGGCGAAGTTCGCCGCCGTCTCCATTACGTGCCATTATCGAATCCCCATCATTTGGCGTAAAAGCTCGTCACGCTTCATGCGTTGAGCCTCTAACGTGTTAGTCGGTGCCATTGGTTGTTGCTGGCCTTGGTATGGCGATTGCGCGCGGCCTTGTGGCGCTGGTTGTTGCTGCGGTTGGGACATTGCTTGTCCTGCCATCTTCATACCGTTGAGCATTAAGTCTTTGCCCATGCCAGAACCGAAGCCGCCCAATAGACCGGGCGAACCAGCGACAGGCAGAAACGATGCGCCTGATGCAAACGGAGCGCCACCAGCCGCAGCGATACCGCCTAGCGTTGACGGCGCCGACGCCATACCGAGCAACCCCGCTTGCGCCGCTGTAGGAGCAAATGCGCTAGCAGCGCCACCGCCAGCCGCTAGCAAGCCTTGCCCAAACAAAGCGGGAGCACCAGCGGCCATAGCGCCGGACATTGCGCCTGCAGTACCTGCAGTTGCTGCCGTGCCTGCTGCGGTGCCTAATAACTCAGGCAGCGCCAACAAAAGGAGGTCGTCAATCAGAAACATTTACATCATCCCGCCGAGCAAGCCCATAAGACCGCCGCCGAGCATGCCGCCCATGCCACCACCGCCGCCGCTGGTTGTCGTTGTTGACTGTCCCGACGTTCCTAGGATGTTGCGGAGCAATGCGCCATAACGATCGGTTTGGTTCAACCCGAAGTTGTTGTAGTTCTGCCAGTTGTTGTTCAGCGCGTCGAGATTGGCTTGCGAGTACGCATATTCGCGGTCACCCGCGCCCATAAGTTTCTCGATGTTCTGCCAATCCATGTTTTGCAGACCGGGAACCATACCAAGTAGCGCGTTGTTGTTCTGTTGCCCTTGGCGATAGTCCGTCGTTGCGCGGTTCAAGCCTTGCTCGTAAAGATTGGCTGATTTGTTGTACTGATCGCCGTACAGGTTATTGACCGTGCTGCCCAATGCGCCAGCAAATGCGCCTTCGTCACGGGTGCGCTGTGCGTCCCACGCCGACGAGCCGTAACCACCAGAGCGGGCAAATTGAGCATCACGCGTCGCGCGAGTTCCCGATTCGTAAGCATCAGTCATGCTGCCAGTGACGTCACCCACCATCTTGTCGAGAAACGGGTTCTGCCCCATGTAGGCGTTCGCTTCGGTTGCGTAAGGATTGAACCCGCCGCCTTGAAGCTGTTCGTTTGCGTAGCCTTGCGCGTTCATTTGCAGCGGAGAGCCGGACAAGGCTAATCCCTGCGTCATGCCGAGCGCTGTAAGTTGGGACTGATTCATGCCCGCAACGTCGCCGTAGGGGGACTGCGTATCTTCTGGCGACATATCGCCAATAGCGTTCATCCCGTAGTTCCAGATTTGATTCTGGTACGGTCGGAATTCTTCGGGTACCGTGCTTTGTGTAACCGTTTGGTTAGAGGGTGCGCCGCCTGCCATGATTTACCCCAAAGAGAAGTTTTGTTTACCGTTGAACATGCCGTCTTGCATCGCGTAATCCGTCGGCGCTGGTTGTTGAACGTCGTAATTGATCGGCGGAGGCGCTAGCAGGTCGTTTGTAGACATCCCGCCGAATCCTTCGCGCTGCGGAGGAGTGCGAGCGAATCGAGAGAAACCGCCCTGTTGTGCGTAGCCTGACGGGAAGCCTTGAAACGGGTTTGGCGTTCCGGTCGTGCCGGGGTTTTGGTACGGCGTGTTAGCCGACGGACTGCCCCACCAGCCGCTCTGCGGCGGGTTTTGGTACATCTGGCTACCCATAGGGCCACCGCCGCCATTGCCGCCGCCTTGGTTCCAGAAGCCACCACCGAAGCCGCCGTATTGCTGCGGTCGGTAACCGTAGTTCTGGCTTGATTGGTAGCCGGGCATGCTGTAGCCACCCGGTGCGCCGCTTTGGTTTTGGCCTCCGTAGCCACCCATGCCGCCGCCCATACCGTAACCGCCGCCCATTGGTTGCGACGAAAAGCCGCCTTGATTGCCTGACATATCAGACTCCCTTTTGAAAAACGTGTGTGTGTGACCATCCGAGCGAATCGGATTGGAATAAATGAACCCAATCAGGGCGTGACGTGTGAAACCGCACCGCGTGACAGCGGTTGTGCTTTGCTACCTGCTCTAGTGAATCCATCGCTAAGCGCGCCCATTCAGGCAAGCGAGAGCCGAACATCAGCCACACGTACAAAGTGCGCTTGTCGTCCTCTTGCAAGGTCTTTACGACTAGGTCAGCAATAAAACTCTTGTCGTCTCGTACCGCGTACCACGTCGCCATGTTCGATTCAACGGCGCTGCGTACCTCGTCAACGCTTTGGTGTAGGTGCTCTGCGCTGCGACGGTTTACGCGGTTGATTCCATGCGTCATCCTGTCCCAATCGCTTTGCGTGGGTAGGACTTGGATGAAGCGCATTTATTCCCAGACGGCCTCGATACCAACAAGGCCGCGAAACGTCTCAGACACCGTAGCGGTGCCAGCCGGAATGCGCAAGATGACGTGCGTGTATGTGCCCGGTTCGCACGGTAAGCCGACTGGCTCTCTGATTTGCGGTGCTGCCGTACCAATCGCCGCGCCTACGATGAATGACTGTGTGCCTAGGGTGCGTCTACGCGGCATGCGCGTTGCTGCGCCGTCCGCTGTTGCGAGCGATACCGCCGTGGAGCCAACTGCAATACTCCACTCCAAAACGGTCGGAGTCGTGGCGACCGCCGCACCTAAAACCACCGTGTCTATCGTGATGCTGCGGATGACTAAATTGCGGCCTGTAAGGTTGACTGTCGGCGCTGGATTCAAGAAAGCGAATAGCGCGTAATCCGTCTCCGCCCCGGCGATTGATGCGAACAAGAACCGCCCGCCTAGCGTGGCATAACCTGCGGCAGTGTTGGATAGCGTGGCGGTTGCTGGCACGGTGCTGTTGACGTTGTTAGCTGTCTGTCCCGCCGCGCCGCCGGATGCGTATTGAATACCGGCAAGCCCTTGACCGGCTTTGTTTTCAGCCCACGAACGGACGTTATCCATATCGGCCACGCCGATGGTGTAGTTCGCAAATTTGGCGTTGATTACAGCGCTTGTCGTGCCTGTGTGATGGTGCCGAACCGCCCACGGCACGGAGCCTGCGTAGAGCACGGAGCCGGTGCCAGTCGGCTTTTCTTTTGTGCCGTACAGCACGTCATCAATCCAAAACTCTACCGCCGAATCAGATACGCTGATGTTGTATTTGTAGACCTTATTGATGACTGGCGTGAATGTGAAAACGCTGGTCGTGCTTTCTGTTCCGTTGTTGTTAACGACGCCGAACACGCCAGTGCTGTTGATACGGAAATAAATGCCGTCAACAGGAAGCGACGTAGAGGCCGCAGCAGGTAAGAAACCACCGAAATCGAGCGTCCAGTTCGTGACCGGGTTATTCGACAGCGCCATTGCCATCTCGAAATACAGACCGCCGCCGCCCTGTAATGGGAAATGGCGATAGGTCTGGATTTGGCAACCCGTGCCGGTGTTCGTTAAGTTGCTACCGTTGGTATTGAGGAACCCGCCCGCCCATGTCATTGTGAGCGTGTTGCTGGTGTACTTGTGCTTTGTGTAGTTCTGAACAACGTAGTTGAAGTTGTCATCGTCCCATACGGAGTCAACACCGACGCGCAAACGGAAATCCTCGGAGACCTCAGGCGAGCGCAGATGTGCCGTGCCCGTAATGTCGCCGGGGTCGTTTTCAAAGAACGTGCGAACCGCGCCCACGTTGCCGGGGTTTGTGCCGACGTCGGTTTCAGACGTGACCTTCAATTGGTTCGCTGCGTTGACCTCTGCGACGTTCCCGCTGGTGTTTCCCTCAATGCGAATGCCTGCCATTTATGCTCCAAAGGCGTACCTGAACGCGACGAGTCCAGATAGCCGTAAATTGGTGATTGCTGTTGCGGTGAATCCAACGCCAGCGACTAACGTGTCAGCGCACAACGTGACCTCTTTCGCGAGGATTACTTTGTGCTCGTATGCGGTGTGCGATGCGGTGCTATCACTGCCAGCAATCCATAGTTGAACGTTTGAACCAGCCGCGATAGTTGTTAGGCCGGTGATAGCGACCGTGGCAATGTTGGTGCCCGGTGCTGCGCCGAAATCAATAGTTCCAGTGCCGTAAGTCGCGCCGCTTCCTGTTGCGGCTGGAGCACCTTCCAAGTCCGTAACCCGTCGCAGCAAGTCACGGAACAGTTCTTCAAGGCGACGAAGCAGCCGCGAGAAGTCGCTTTCTGTAGGCGTGTTTTGCGGTTGCCACGGACGCGGTAAGCGTGGGTCAACTATTGCCATTTCACCGCCTTAGCGCCTGTTTGCCCTGTGCCTGCTGGCGCTGTGTCGATTGTGATTCCGGTTATCGAGTTGACAGGAGCCAACGCGACCTTGAACGCAAACGTCTTTGCTGTCTTGCTGCGTACCGTTGAACTAGCGATGTCAAACGCGCCCGTTGTCGAGTTCCATGAGGCCGTTGGAACTGTTGCCGCTGCTTCTGCCGTATAGGTGCTGTCGCCTGTGCGCTGCGTTGACATCCAGCTAAACGCTGGCGTTGACGTCGCGTATGTAGGGACAGCTAAGTTTGGGTCGCCTGCTTGAAGCGCCACAAGCCCATTGGTGATCGCGTTATTCTCTGGATACTCCGAGAATCTAGGCGTCGCGTTAACGATGCTCACGGGCTGCTCTGAACCACGATAGAAACTGAATTCAGGCGTGATGCTGGCAGATGAATATGGCCGCATCGCTGCGACCGCCAAATTGCCAGAAAACGGGAAAGCCGTGCGCGTGTTTACCTTAATCGCGAGTAGATCGCTTTGAACCGCGTTACTGAATACGCAAAACGGCGCAATCGTAGAATCGCCGCCCAATAGAGACGAGAAGCCGAAGCGCCCCGTATCGATGTTCAGATACAACTGCTCAGAAAAAACGGTGTCGTCTGTGACGGAGCCGTTTGTTGTGTAGAACGAATTCCAGATAATCGTTTCGCCGTTCGTCGCTGCGGTGATGCAACGCGTCGTAACCGTAGAAGTGGCGTCAACAAAGCCGTAGTTATCGTTGCCCGTACCGTTTAGGCCGATTCCGTTCAACGCGCTGGAAAGCGGTGTTACTTGCGCGCCATCGAATGCGCAGACTTCGCCGCCGTTCGTTGGGCTTATCCAGTACAGGACGTTGTTGACCTCAATGACTGAATCAGGATGCGCGCAACCGAAGTAATCAGTGACACAGCGAATAGACCACTTCAAATCGCCGCCTACGTTTTCGACAACGTACACGCCGGACTTCTGAAACACGACAAAGAAATCACGGAGCCGAGCGATTGCCGTCAATGGCCCGCCCGAATCGTAAATGTCTTGATAGAACGCTGACGTATCAATGTCTACGTCGAATTGATCGGGATTGCCTACGCCTGAAATCATCAGCATGTAAGGCGATGCTGTGACCGTGGCGAGCGAGCCAACGTAATCAGCAACCAACCCAATGCCAGCTAAAAACTCGCCTGCGACCGCAATGCGCGTGAACTTCGGAGCGGTAGCGGAAACGTCAGCAAAGCTGCCTGTAGTGGCGTTTTGGAGCACATCAGCGCCGTTGGCTGCGTAGATTCTGTCTCGCCATTGAGCGAAGCAGAAATAATCGCCCGTGTACGCAACGCCGCGCGAGATGTCGGCATTGCCGGGGAATCGATAGAGCTTCTTGTTAATCGAGAAAACGGCTTTTTGTGCTTGCGTACTGTCGAAATACGCGTAGCCCGTTGACCGGAAAACTGGTGTAGCTGCGGGTACGTTTACCGTTGTATTGGTGCCCGCTGCAGCGCCTAGAATCTCAGGCCACAACGCCGTCGTAAACCCAACGCGCGTAGGCATCAGGTGATTGACGAACGTGACCGTTTCCGGCGTACATGGGTCGCCGGTGTTTTGCCATGTCAGCATGGTTACAGTGAATCCAAGTAGGCCATCATTAGATCGCGCTGCGGAGCGCTATGAAGCCCCGTGTACCCAACGACTTCAACGACTTCGATGTTTGACCAGCCGGAAGCGCCGCCTTGTTTTGCTCCTATCGTGAACGATGAAGCGGCATTGATGCTGGCAAGAGTGCCGGTGTTTGTTACGCCTCCTACAGTTAACGACACCGCGCCGGTAGATTGGGTAAATTGTCCGCATACACTACTCATAGCGCCAATAGCCGCGCTTGTGGATGCTTGAACAGAACCTAGTGAATCGGTGTAAGCAATGGTTGGCGTTGCCGTTTTCATTGCTATCGACGCGCGCCCGATTTGCCCTGAAAATAGATACGCGTCAGCCGTCCAAGCAATAGGCTTAACGCGCATGTAAAGCGTGTAATCGCCGGGGAAAACGTTAACTACGCCGCCAGTCACTACGCCCCATTGAGAAGATCCATTAAACGTGACGGATGAAGCCCCAACAGTAGGAGAGCCGTTGAGCGTCATTGTTCTGCCGTTGCTGCTGCTATCGGCCCACGTCGCACCAGATGCGCCACCTTTACGCAGCCATATTGCAAGATTGGCGGTGATTGGTAGCGACGCGCCACCAGAGCGGCTAGCCGACCAGATGTTTAGGCCGAGAGAGAGCATTTAGTACAGCGCAACAATGTCGGTTGCAGTGGTTGCCACTAATACGCGGTCAACCTGAATCGGCAAGACAGAGCCAGCCGCACATCCTTTGAATGTGACCGCTGTCGTTGATCCTCGCATGTACACGGCAACGTCACCAGCAACGCCGATAAACAAAGCCTTCACGTCGTTTGCAAGTATGGTTGCGTCGCTAGGTGTAACCGCAATTGCGCCGCGCGCTGGATTGGTATTCATTTTTCTTCCTAGTCGTTAGGGTCAAGCCGCCCGGTAAGAGTGCGTGATTCGTACTCTCTACGCAGCGCCCTGAATGCGAGGTCAGCCGTCGATTGCGCTAGCTGCGCCGCTTGTGGGTCACGGAGCACGTTTGCGCACAAATCAGCCTTGGCCGTGTTGCGAATCAACACCTCGCCTTTATTCGTCCAAGCGTTTGTGTCTGCATCCGCAGAAAGCGCGGACAGTTCGCCGTGATAGAGCATCGTCACCGTATAGATGGCGTCTGGTGTTGGGTACAACCGCAGTGTTTCGCCGTACCAGGAGTAGTAGGTAGGCACGCCCTGCGTTTGTGGAATAGATGCGTTACGAATTGCGTATTGCGATGCGGTTAGCTCGCTCAATGTGAGTGTTGCGCCGCCGTAAGCTACGGTCATCTCGTCAATTTCGATAATCCCCGTTGGGAGTCCGTTTGACGTTGTGTAATCCGACGTGCCAGCGATGGTCGTGAGCGTGTCGGATAACTCGTTGAACAGGAAACGCCAATTCTTGAAGCCGGTAATCGCATCTTGAATCGAGTTCTTGAGTGCGGTCGTGCTATCGACGCGGCCAATCTCAGCGGCGATGCGGGTTTGCATGTCACCGTAAGTTGCCATCTTTAGCCTTCTTTGACTTCTTGAGTGTTAGCGTTTCCCGTTTCTCAACAGGGGCAGAAACGGGCGGTGTTAGCGCCCATTTCGCTCTGCGTCTACACGGGTCACGCGTAGACGACATACGCCTCTGAACCGGCTACAGTGCCGGTAATGCGGATGTACACATCTTTCGATGAGTTTTGCGGAATCACACGCGAGGCTGCGGTTTGGTTGGTATCAAACGTACCGCCCGTACCCGCGCCTAGCGTGATGGTTTCCGCTGCGTCCGAGCCGTTGATGATTCCCACGGTCAGAACGTCTCCAATACGTGGACGATCCATCGCGGCAACCAACAAAGCGGCTGTAGGCAGTACGTCAGAGCGACCAGCGCCAGCGCAATCACGTACGATGATGCCGCCGAGGATATCGGCTGCGGTGTACGTTACTGCGCCAGCGGTCGCATAAGACGCTGCCGTTTGACGCGTAATCAGCTTTTCAACTACGACAAGCTGATCGCGCGTTTTGTCCTGTTTTCCAGTAGGCATACCGCCTCCTAGATATTAGGGATGTAGGCGATTACAACGACACCAGCGCCCGTAGTGGGAGCGGTGCCGGTAAGCGACAGCGTGGCCGTCAGCGTGGTAGCCGAGGACACATACCACGTATTGACATCGATAGCCGTAGCCGCCTCGTCAATAGCGACAAATGCCTTCGTGCCGAGCGCTAAGTCGGTCGCATACAAATCATCATTAGCCGTCGTGCCGATGTCAAGCACGTTAGTTGTGCCTGCGTTGAATACGGTGTTGACGAATACGCCCGAAAGCGATTGAACGATTTGCGAACCAGCAGGGATAGCGCCCAAGGTGTAAACCTTGCCTACGCCGTCCGCATAGCTGATGTTCGTGCGCAGAAAGTGAATCTGCTGAGTGTGAAATTGGCGTTCAAGACTCATGGTCAATGCTCCTAGTGTGCGACTGCGTAGGTAGGCAGAACGATGGTGCCGAAGTCCTCAGAATTGAACTGAGTTTTCTTCATGCCAAAGACCATGCCAGCCGACACGCCGAGTTGGTTTTCGTAGTCAAAGAGTTCTTCAACCCATGACATGTTTTCGCCGCCGACGGAGTCACGGCCATAAGCAATGACGCCTGCCTGAGCACCACAGAACACAGCGCGACGAGCGGTAGAAACCGCAGCCCCCGTGGAACTGTTGACGCCGTTAGTCACGCGCGAGTTTGCGAACAGAATCACGCCGTTGTATTCACCGAGCGCGCCGTTGTAGATTGGGTTGTCTGCGACTTTCCCGCCCTGCATTGCCGTTTTGGTGATGTCGAGCCATTGGCCTTCGCTGGTGTTTGTGCGCATGTCATACACCTGATAAGGGTGCAGGAACATGACGTACTTTTCTTTGCCGTTCACACGGATCGGGCGCACGGTCGGCGAAACGGTTTGAGCCGCTTCCACGCATGCGTCGATAAGGTTCAGGTTGAACGTGTTGGCCGCAACTAACGATTGATCGTTAGCAACACCGCCAGCACGTTTAATGCGGTTGGTAGTAGCTGCGATTGTTGCGACGTTGCCTGTGTATCGCGTGTCCGTTTGCACGGTGTTGCCGCACAATTGGTTGAAGAACGCGGTATCCAGACGGTTAGCCCACCAGTCTTTCAGGCCGGACATTGCTTCGTCACGGACGCTAAAAGGAACGCGCTGTTCGGACATCTTCCCTGCGCTGCGTACTGCGTGGCGCAATTGGTTGATGGTTACCGAATCGCTGTAAGTGGTAAGGCTTTCTTCGTTACCTTCGAGCGTGCCATCTTCAAGCACGCCATCACCAGACAGTTGCATGCGCAAACCGAATGTGATTTTGTCGCCAGCGCCTTTGCTGGTTTCGTCTTTGACTTGAATCAGCGATGAGGCCGATTTGCCGATGAATTGTTGGTAAGAGGTTTCTTTGAGCGCGTCAACGAAGAGCTTTTTGCTCCACAGTTTGACGGCAAGGGCGTCGTTGACGCCATAGGATGTGGTTGCCATGAGGACTCCAAAAAATAAAGGGATTGATTGCGAGCCGTATCGCTGTGGCTCTTGCGTTCAGTCCGCTGTTTTTCGTGAGTCGGTCACGCAGTAAGTAGCCCCGTTAACTGAGGGGCACCAGAGATTTAGCGGGATTCGGCCTTAGCCAGCTACTTTTTCCCAGCCGTGCTTATTCACGTAAGCGTCGAACTCTTCGTTCGACATCTTGGCAAGTACATCAATCGACAAATTGCCGCCTTTTGCACTGCCGCCGCTTAGAGATTTGGAAGCCTCTAAGCCCTTTTGCGTTGTCTGTAGCTTCTGTTCCGGCGTGGCTTGCGCCGCCTTTGGTTGATAGCCTAGAGACTTCGCGTATTCGTACCCAACTTGCGCCGGGTTGCCGCCTTGTCGCGCAACGTTCGCGGCTAGTTGCGCCGCCTCCATTTGCACGTTGTTCGTAGCTGATGCCTCGTCGAATCCGAGCATCATAAGCTGCTTAACGCGGTTCTGCTTTGCAAAGTTGATAGCCTCGAAATAATCAGGCGTCTTTGTTGCAAACTCTTGTTCGTGCGTAACGACGTGCTGCGTAAACGCTTGCTCTTGCCAGGCTCGCTGTGCCATTTGCTCGCGTCGTTGCTCTTCTTGGCGAAGGTTTCGCAACTCTTGCTGCGTCGCTTCGTTCTGCATCGCCAAATAGCGAACAGGGTCATCTTCGTATGTAACCTGCGGCGCTTTTGGTTGGTTGGCTTGCGCCAGTTGCGCCAATCGCTGCTCTAGGATTGCGTCACGTTGAGCGCGCTCCATTCGGTCGCGTTGTAGCTCTTGCTGGATTTCCTTGCGCCGTTGCCGCTCTTCGTGCAACGCGTCGTAAGGAACCATCTTCTGCGGCTGTTCAGCCGGTTGTTCTGGCTCTGTTTCTGCCGCTGGTGTTTCTACCTCTGGTGCGGTCAGTCCGGGAATCTCGCTCTCGGGAGCGTCAGCCGTAGTTTCGCCTACTGGCAGTGCGTCAGTATCAGACATGGTGTTTCCTTGTAATGCCGCGTCGCCCGAAGGCTCACGCCGTGCGGCTTAGGCGCTACTGGATCGGTTGACCCGAATACTTTGGCGCGCGCGCTGCTCTGATTTGTTCCATCAGTACGTCAGCGCGCAATTGAGCGTCCTGCGTGACAAGTTCGGTCTGTTGATCGACTTGACCGCGCATCTGCTCTTGAATGATTTGGCCTTGCGTGCGCATCCGTTCTTGCGTAATGTCGGATTGCGCCTTCATCTGAACTTCTTGCAAACGGCCTTGCTGCTTCATCTGCTCCATCTGCATCAACTGATTAAGTTGCATCTGGAGTTTCTGCATGTCGACTTGCATCTTCATCTGCGCTTGCTGCATATCAGCCTGCGCTTTCATCTGAATTGGGTTAGGCGGTGGATTGGTTTTTGCCTCTTGCATCTGTTTCTGCATCGCGGCAATGAACGACTCAGGAAGCGGCAAGTATTTGAGCGTGTCCGGTGGTGGCTGAATGCCAGCAGCCTGCAACAGCGGGAACATTTCTTTGAGCACAACGAATGTGCGCTCTTTGTTGTTCGGCGATGTTGGGGCTTCGTCAACGATAACGTCATAAGTCATCGTCGAGTCATCACGTAGCAACGGGATGTACTGCTCGCCACCGTCTTTTCCGACAACACGGATTAAGCGGCCATCAGAAATGAAGTTTTGGATGAAGTCAGCCAACACACGGCCTTGCGACTTGCGATAGCGCCGCAACGAATCGAACAGCGGCGCAAGGATGGTTAGCGTCGCCTGTTTCCGTTGCGCCTCAAGGTATCCCGCCTGCTCACGGCTAACCATACCGAGCGTCTCAAGGTTTACCCCTGATACAGCATCCAGCGAGTTAACAGAGAAGTCCATTAGATTCTGCATACCCACTGGATATTCAGGTGTTGGCTTAGGTTGCACCTTGCCAGCACTGAGCGCGCCTTCGTTGAACTCGACGACTGAGGCGGTTTCAGACCATTTTTTCTCTAGGTCGCGCGGGTTCTTCGCTGCGCCCTCTTCAATCATCAAGCCGCCTTTAGCGCCTGACCGGATGATGAATTCAATCTGCGAAAACGTCTTGTTGCTGAACTTCTGCGGGTCAACCATCGCACGGACAACGCCGTACCATGTCTTATTGTTGCGGTCGCGCATGCCAGTTACACACTGGAATGTGAAGTCCTTCTGACTTGGCGCTAATCCGCTTTCAAGCTCAACCTTGTTGCACAAGAACGCGCGTTTGTAGACGCGTTTTGTCATCTTCGCGCTGCGTACTGGTTGCCCCAGCGCGGCCATGCGTTCAGATACTACTGAGAATTCCTCTTCGCCAAGTTCTTGCAACTGCCCTGTTACGGGGTCAAGCACTTTATAGAAGCATTCTGAGTCGTACCACTGATAGTGCAGCACTTCCATCTCTGCATTGTCGTTACGGAACGCGTCACCCTTGTAAGCGTCGTTCGGATTGACAATCTTTACGTCAGTGTCATCAAGGCTTGACGAATCGATGTCCGTGCTAGCGATTAGCTCGCCTTCTTTCTCCGGCCAACGATCAATAACCTCGTCGAGCGTCATCTTGGCTAAGTGAATCTGCCACTTGCGATCACTCAGATTGCGTTTAGCAGAGGCCGAGCCCCAATGCATTGACAACGGATCCACACGATCAATGCAAACCTTGCCTTCAGGGTCTTGCTCGTAATCCATGCGGGTTTCAGTCCAACCCATGCCGCATACGATAGTGTCGAAGAACGCGTCTGACTCCTCATCTTCTGCGTCGCATTGGTCGCGCGCCCACTCTGCCGCGTTGGTCAACAGTTCGTTAACGCCAGCAGCGCCCAAATTACGGGGCATGTAGCGCACTTCCTGACGTTGGCCTATCTCATTGCCAGCAATCGAGTTAACGACGCGTGCAATGCGGTTAAAGACGATAGGAAGGCGCTTCTTCTCGCGGAAATCTGCAAGCTCCTCGTCAGTCCACTGATTGCCAGCGACCATATCAAAGCAAAGGCGGGCACTTTTCTGCCATTCGCCGTGCTCGTCTTGGCTTTTCTTTAGGCGTGCGTATGCCTCTTCGACAATATCTAGATCGTCGTCTGGCTTCTCTACATCGCCCATGAGCTTGTGTTTCTTTCCTTCTTGTAACGGTCGTATCGCTGCGGCTCCTCTGGAATCTGAGGCCACACCAACGGTAAATCAGGCTCGGCTATCCGTGACAGTGCGTCCATCATGTCGTCATGACGGGCTACCGGGAAGCTGAGTAGTTCTTGTTCGATGAAGTCGCTTACAAGGTCGTGCGTTTTTCCTTCTACGTCGGTCTTGTGTAGCGTGTCGGGCATGTAGAACTTACGTCCCTCAAAGATCGGAACCAATCGCTTAATGCGGTCGTTCTTTGCTGTCTGTCCGGCGACTTCTGTAATCTCGAAGCGGTAGTTTTCATGGCCTTGCACGGTCTTGATGTACTGCACGTCTGCCATGAGTCCGTAACGCTCGTATCTAACCTGTCTCGGCTTCCACTTACGATGAAGCCGCATCACGATGTCACCACGCTGCGTTAGGTTCAACCTATCGCGCACCATGTCAACTACGTAATAGTTGCCGTCACTGTTCAGCGCGACAATCCAAATTGATGTGTAATCGCTCGTTTTCCGCTTTTCGTTTGCGGCATCAACAAGCATGTACACGTTGCAGCCCTTAACGATGTCGGCTGGCGTCTCGCTGTAGAACTGCACCCACTCACGCCTAAAAGCGCCGCCGCCATCAGGAACGGGGTTCTGTTGATACAGCGCAGACCAATCGCGGGCACCAATGACAGACTTAATCGCGTCTAGGCGTTCTAGTCCGTACCACTCAGGCCACAGCGCAACACCTTCATTGACAGCAGGCAGCGAGACTACATCCCACTGTTCTCCGTCTTTCTTGGCTTCGTCTAGCAACCAACCCGATAGGTCATCTTCATGCCATCGGGTCTGGATGATGACAATCGCGCCGCCCGGCATCAAACGCGTGTAGGCGGTACTTGTGTACCAATCCTTCACCCGTTTGCGCTTAATGTCGCTGTCTGCTTCCTCACGATCCTTCACTGGATCGTCAATCAGGAATACGTCAGCACCACGGCCTGTAATCGCCGTACCCACACCAGCAGCCACATACGAGCCACCCTTGTTTGTGTGCCACCTGTCCGCAGCCTGAGAGTCAGCACTTAGGCTTACGTCGCCAAAGACCGCCCTGTATTCAGGTGAGCCAACGATGTTTCTCACTTCGCGGCCAAAGTCACCAGCTAGGTCGCTGTTGTAGCTTGCCGCAATAATCTGTTTGTTCGGGTTGCGCCCTAGGTACCAACTTGGAAAGCTACGGCTTGCAAGCTCGCTCTTTCCATGGCGCGGCGGCATGAAGATCATCAGCCGCTTAATCTCTCCACGCTCTACCGCTTCTAGCTTGTCAGCAATCAGGCTGTGATGCGCTGCGGCTTGGTAGTTAGTGTTGCGGTATTTCGTGAACGCTAGGAGGCCAGTTCTTGCCTTGCGTCTTGCCAGCAGTTCTGCGGCTGCTTCTTGCGGGCTTATTTCGCTCATGTAGCAAAACCACAAGCGTTAATGTAGTGATTCCCCGTGTTTTTCCGCATTTGTTGCCACTTTCGTAGCAGAACTACGGGAACTGGCAAGTGTTGCAAGCTCATCGTCGCTCATTTCTGCGGCTGTACGGATGATTTCTAAGGTCTGACTCACATCAACAGTGACATTTGGCTTACCGTCTAAGCGGTTGCCTAACTCCATAATGCTGTCTTTGTCGCCCTCTAGCGCCTTATCGACAACCTTCCTAGCAATAGCCTTCAATGCTTGACCACGCTGGATGCTTGCCGTCTCGTAGTTAGCGAGCGCATACCGTAAAGAGTCCACCCAATCAGAACCTTTATTCTTGTTCTTGTTTCCTATTGGCGCGGCCATGTTGTTTTCTTACTAACTTTTTGATTTATCCGGGTAAATTAGCACTTACCTTTGCCCTTTGGTGGCATTGGTTTCTTAGCTGGAGTCTTTGCTTTTGCCATGATGTGCCCTGAAAAAGAAAAAGCCCGCCTAAGCGAGCCTTGTTGAATTGGGTGCGACGCCGGGACATTTCCGGCTTGTTGTTCATATTTCCTTTGTACAAAGGCCGCGCTATCAGCCCATGCACGGGCTGGAACAACACCGAGCGGTATAGCGCGCATCGTCACTGCGCTTTGTCGCTTCCTACCACTCTTGCGAATGTTAGGAGTGGAATGCAATCATGGGGGGGTGTTGTGATTGCACTCTACTGGAGCCTGCATCATGACTTAAACATGACTTCCCACGTCTTACGGCAGGCGTTCTTCTGCGAACTTGACAGGCGTTGTGGGGGTGCGTCCGCTGGTTGAGTAAGGAGGGGAACTCTGTTTGTCCTGCGCGCACTGCCCCGCACGAATTGTCACGCGTACATACGGCAAAAGCAACCGTTTTGCACACCATAACTAAACACGGTTAGTCATCACTTTTGCTTATGACCAGTATTAAGTAAACCATATTGCGCACACATTTAATGTGTGTAGAATTCGTTACATCGGATCACAACACACAACGGAGAAAACATCATGAAACTAGAAATCTACCGCACCGACATTAACAAAACGGTTGTTCCCGCAATGGAATACGTTGATTCCGATTCGGCGGTTGGCAAATACTGTTCCGCCTTAATGCTTGTTGGAATTTTAGGAATGAACAACAAACCAATTCGCTACACGGAAGGGAATTGCTACACGCTCGCCAACGGTTGGACTTTGCAGGTTCGCGAAGTTAAATAAAGCAATGGGGCTACGGCCCCTTATTGGAGAAATGAAAATGGACGACTTTGTATTCTTAGCGCTCGCCGACAACGGCACAGTAAAAGCCCAATTTGCCGATGATCTTGCTTGTAAAAATTGGTGCTCACAAAATAAACTGTTGTACGTGCCTTTTTATCTCAAAAACCGCTTTAACACCCCCCTGCTCCAGTCGGTCAAAAGCACGTAGCATGACCCCAAAAAAACTAGGCAGACCCCACGCGCAAACGCCACAAGTGCGCGTGTCGGTCACGGTGCCACAGGCCGATATTGACGATCTTCGCGAGTGGTTCGGCAATGCTTCGCGCGGCATTCGTGAGCTTGTCAAAAAAGAAAAAAGCGCTAGACAATCACAATCACCGGCGTCATCTTGACCGCTACAACCGGCGAAACGTCCGGCGTGTGCGTTGCTGCGTAGGCGTAGCCGTTGCCGTGGCGCTTTTGTTTTAGTGTCACACCGACCAGGTTGTCGATAGCCCGCGAAACCGCCCGTTTCTCACGTTTCAGCGTTATCGTGAGCGCGCCGATTGTGTAAAACTTTTGGTCTGCGACTAGCTGGTGAACTATTTCAGACGCTATTGTCATAACCCCATCACCCTTGCCACAAATAGCTGTTGCGATTCCTTTTGCGCCCCTTGGCGATCTCCAAAGTACCACCCTAAGATGTGCTTCCGGCTGACACGCTCGAACGCCTTGTAGACCGCTTCTACGCGGTTGTAATCGTCCCTGATTTCTTCCGGCGTTGATTTTGGATCCTCGCTTTCCCAAATTTGCGGGCTTCGATAGCGACACTCCAAACCGATTGCCTTTATCTCTGCCGGTGCCGGGTTGCCGCATCCCGGTTCATCAGGCGCACCGAATAGTGCGTAATGACGCCAATGCGATATTGCTTTGTGGGCTTCGGGTTCGGTCACTCGCTCAACTCCACGCCGTTATCCGCGCACCATGCCTGCGTAAACGAGATAAGCGAGCCGTAGCGCTCTTTTGTCAGCGCCCGCGTCTGAATGCCTAGCTGCACGATTCCGGCGCTGTCTAAGGCTGGAATAACACGAGCGCTAGGGCTTTCTGAATCGTTGCGACTCCACAAATCGACGATTAGCCGTTTCCAACTGTCAACGTCCCACTTACTGCCGATGTGTTGCGCCTGCTCTGCTATTTCTCCGAGCATCGCGTGAAACTTGGCTTCTTGGTCGCGCGTCTTGATCGGTTGACCGACTGCCACACTGAACGGACGCGGCATGCTCGCCATGCTTGCGCAGACTGCCCGAAGATGAATCTCGTTTTCGACGTTGCGTCGAATCATGGGGTAAGCCTCACAATTCCAATTGCAGGGTTATCGACATAGTTAATGCGGCCTTCATACTCAATTTTTTGGCGATGCGCTTCACACATAAGCTCAATGCGTAGCTTGGCTATTTCCATATCTGCGGCACGGCGCTTGCGCTCTGCGTTGACCTTTTTGTACTGCTCTGGCGTCATCATCACTTCACCCACTTCGATGGTTTCAGCGCCTTCATAAATTCCACGCTGTCCGCAATGCGCTTTTGCTCGGCTTCCGCGCGTTTCTGATCGGTGAAAACGTCTAAGCGTTTTGGTTTGGTCTTTTTCACAGCATCGCCCTTTTATCTGCACGGTGGTTGTGGTTGCGCTTGTACGGACGCAAATCGAGCAATTCCCGCTCTTGCAGCAATATCGTGCGCTGGTGGTCTTTGCAAATGGCGCGGTAGTCGATTGCAATGCTTCTCCAATGCAGCGCTAGCCACATAAGCAAAAAGACGACAACTATCGCCAGTAAAAACAACAATTCAGGCGTTCCCATTACTCGCCATCCTTATCGCCGTGATGCCGCATGTATTCGCCGCACACCGCCTTAGCTGGTTTCAGGTAGCCTGGCGATTGCCGCCGGTAGCACGTAAGTTC